CTTCTAACGGTAAGGAAAATAGACTCTCAATCTATGAATGGCAGTTCGATTCTGCTACCGAGTACTAAATCTTCCCATCGTCTAATTGGTTCAGGACATCACCCTTTCACGGTGGTGACACGGGTTCGATTCCCGTCAGGAGTACCAAGTTTTGGGACAATGGCACAGTTGGTTAGCGCAGACGCTTGATAAGCGTCAGGTCGAAGGTTCAAGTCCTTCTTGTCCCACCAATACTTTACTTTTGAGAATTTTTATAGTATCATATATACATATTTGGGCTGTTAGTGATAATGGGAGCACGTCGCGTTTGCATCGCGAAGGTGAGAGTTCGATTCTCTCACGGTCCACCAAATTTGATTGTTTGTAAGCCTCTGTCCATTCCTGGGTCAAGACAGGGTAACTGCGCCGAAAGAAAACTTCAGTTCTAGACTCCTGAAGGTGAGACGCAGCAAATAGTGCAAACAATCAACCTAACGTGCCATCTCGTCAATGGCTAGTCTACCCAGACGATGAGAAGCGGTGTGATAGCCGTAGGGTGGTTCCAGTCTAACCGAACTGGCGTTGGCAACACGACAGTCCTGTATGGGTCGAGGAGTGGGACAGGTAACACTGATAAACCACCGCATACAGGAAGCAACCTTTTTTTGTTGAATGTTTTAGTTTGGTTACATGTGCCAGATAAACTCCGTCCTTCGGGAGCATTGGGTTGTCTTGTAGAGTCCCACAGACAAGCACAAGTAGTCACGGAAGCATAATGCCGCTGATAGTCAGGCTAAAGTGGGAACAGCTGACGAAAGAGCGATAAGAGTTGGTATCACAAGATAGTGAGAAGGCGACTCTTTGGGAGTGAAAATCTCTCTAGTGTGTTGACTGAGGAGTAATTAACCTCTGAGCACTATGGCAGAATAATGCGACTGATGGTGAAAGTTGACAGGGTCACATCCTGTTCTTGTAATCAAACTAAAACATTTAACTTGGGTGAACGCCGAAGTTGGAGAGTCGGGGCAGACTGTAAATCTGTTGTTTAGGCTGAGTAGGTTCGAATCCTACTTCACCCACCATATTATGGGACTGTGGCGCAGTTGGTAGCGCAAGAGACTTTTAATCTTTTGGTCGTGGGTTCAAGTCCCACCAGTCTCACCATTTTATCGCGCCTATAGCAAAACGGTTAATGCAACGAACTCATAATTCGTCGATTCTAGGTTCAAATCCTAGTGGGCGCACCATTATTACGGGGTTGCTATGAAGAATTTTATTTTGTATGTTGCTTTGTTTGAAACTATTACAACATTATCTCTCAAGTTTTTGAGCGTTGTTGCTTTAATCAAATTTATTTTCTTCATGTAAGCACCACTATATAAAGTATCGGAATGTAACTCAGTTTGGTAGAGTACCTGCTTTGGGAGCAGGTTGTCGTAGGTTCAAATCCTATCATTCCGACCAATTTACAATGCGAGTGTGGCGGAACGGTATACGCAGATGACTTAAAATCATCCACCTATTGGTTTGCGGGTTCGAGTCCCGCCACTCGCACCAGTTTAAAGCAGAGTTGGCATATTGGTTGTGTCCCAGTCTTCCAAACTGGCTAAACGGGTTCGATTCCCGTACTCTGCTCCAATGCGCTCTTAGCATAACGGATAGTGCCACAGGTTTCTACCCTGTCGGGTGGGGGTTCGATTCCCTCAGAGCGCGCCAATTCAGGATTGAATGATGGTAAAGTATCCAAACGTAACCTTGCTACTACAAGGTCCAGTTAACAATCAGAACTGTCTAGAGTTTCTAACCAAGTTGGAAGAATACTCTGGTCTGTTTGGTGAAATCATTCTTTCCACCTATACTGAACAAATTCATCTTCTGCCTGAACTGGCAAACGTAAAAGTTGTAACTTGTTCAAACGCTCCTGTTAATATTGTCAACGATTGCAACATCTATTATCAGTCATTGACTACATATAATGGATTACTTCATTCAACAGGCAAGTATACCTTAAAACATCGTACAGATGAAAGGTATTCAAACATTCATCTCATGGTAGATAAATTTTTGTTGTCTGATGATAAGTTGTTATCTACACTAACTTTTATCAAGCCAAAAGAGTATCCGTTTTTAATATCTGACCATCTGTTCATTGCAAAGACAGAAAAACTTAAATCTGTTTTTGCTACCACTCTTGCTAATCTTTTCCTTGGCATTGGCGACAGAGCCACTAATGGAAAGGTTGGACCTGAATTGACGTACTGCCAAAATTTCATTCGATATCACAATGATATTGCTGACCCTGCTATCAACGTACAACTAATGCGCAAGCATTTTGAAGTAATTAGTGAGCAGTTGTTAGAACCATTTACAATACGTTTTAATGGTCACGACAATGGACCAATGACAGTTTGGCTATATGAATTTATGCCTTGGTGGATGACAGTGCTTGGTGCTAAGAATATTGAGAATGTTTGGGAGTAGCATGGACATCACTAAAGATGATATGATGAAGCGTCATGCTATTGCTTACCCTATGGAACTGGGCGCACCAAAGTTTGACCTTGTTCCTGTTGAGAAAGAAAAAGACCAAATCATTAACATTGCTAGGCTAAGTGCCCAGCAAGAGTATGACAGGATTATGGAAGTTGTTGCCGTCTTACAGAAGCAAGCAGATGGAATTAAAAGACGCCTAGATATAACTGATATGGTTTACAACGCCAAGTATAATTTCAAAGTTATTCCTGGCAAGACTTATTATTTGATTTTTCATAAAAGAAAGAGTATAATGATACTCTCTCCAATGGGACCAAATGATTGGTCTAGTGGACCACCAGTTGATTATGAATACAAAGCCAAGGTTGTTTGCTTAGGTGACTACTCTTGGATGGAAGATACACGCTCTTGAAGCATTGCTGGCGATGCGCGGGATTTGTAACCCCGAGATAGACTGTTCGATTCAGTCCGAGAGCACCATATATTATGCTCCGTTAACTCAGTTGGTAGAGTGTCGCCTTTACACGGCGAATGTCGGCGGTTCAAGCCCGTCACGGAGTACCAGACAGTTGCAGGATAGTTCAGCAGCAGAACACTGGACTCATAATCCAGGGGTCACGGGTGCGAGTCCCGTTCCTGCTACCATTTTAGGGGAAAAATGCGATACACGCCAATAGCATTTATAATGTACATAATATTGGCTGGTTGGATTCTTCCTCTTGACAAATACATTACGCCAGGTGATGGGATTGGTCTTGCGTTAGGAATAATTGGAACAACTTTGATGACATTGTTGTTTGGTTACTCCATACGCAAGAGAGTAAAATTTTCACATAAGATTGCGCCACTCAGTAAATGGTTCAAGGCGCATATGTGGTTTGGTATACTTGGACCAATTTTCATACTTTGGCATTGTAGATATAGCCTTGGAGCGCAAAACAGTAATATAGCCTTGTGGTCAATGTTAACTGTTTCTGCTAGTGGCTTGATTGGTAGGTTTCTATATAGAAGAGTAGGATTTGAGAAACTGTTTTCAATGTGGCATTATGGACACTTACCAATCGTATACATTATGATTGGTGCTGTATCATTCCACATCATGGCGTTTTTCTGGTATTAGCGGATGTAACTCAGTTGGTAGAGTGCAACCTTGCCAAGGTTGATGTCGTGGGTTCAAATCCCATCATCCGCTCAGATACTTGACTCTACAAATCATTGCGTATATAATTATCATATGTTGAGGGTTCGTCTAACGGCAGGACGACGGACTTTGAATCCGTCTATCGTGGTTCGAATCCACGACCCTCAGCCAAAATTAAGGATGTGTGGCAGAGCCTGGTTTAATGCACCTGACTTGAAATCAGACGAACAGAAATGTTCCGTAGGTTCGAATCCTACCACATCCGCCATTTTATATTAGGAGATTGAAATGATTGAAGAAGGCAAGAAGGTTCCTCAGAATGTTGTGTTCAAGACTCGTGTTCGTGATGAGTCTGTTGGCGGACCAAATCCCTATCGTTGGGAAGATGTAAAGAGTGGTGACCTGTTCAAGCGTCGGCGTGTTGTTCTATTCTCACTGCCAGGTGCATTCACCCCAACCTGCTCAACCTATCAGTTGCCTGACTTTGAGAAACTCTACAATGAGTTCACTCTCCATAAGATTAGTAAGATTTACTGCGTATCTGTAAATGATGCGTTTGTAATGAATGCTTGGGCAAAGCAGCAGGAACTAAAGAATGTTGAGGTCATTCCTGATGGCAGTGGTCTGTTCACCAAGAAGATGGGCGCACTAGTCAAGAAGGATAATCTTGGGTTTGGTGTACGCAGTTGGCGTTATGCTGCTGTTGTCAAGAATGGCGTCATTGAGAAGTTGTTTGTTGAGCCTGGTTTTGAAGACAACTGCTCTACTGACCCATATGGCGAGACTTCCCCTCAAAATGTTCTTGAGTGGTTGAAGAAGAATCCGTAATGATTATCATTGCACATCGTGGCAATCTCCTTGGACCTAACCCATCCAAGGAGAATTCTCCTAAGTATATTGATGCCGCATTGGATGCTGGCTTTCATGCTGAGATTGACTTGCATGTTGTTGATGGAAAGTATTTCTTGGGACATGATGGTCCAGAATATGAAGTTGACCCATCATGGCTATCTGATAATACAAGATATCCATTTTTGTATATCCACTGCAAGAACATTGCTGCGTTAGAGGCAATGACAAATTCTGCAACGCTGTTCAATTACTTTTGGCATCAGTCAGATACTTTGACTTTAACCAGTCTTCGTGATATATGGGTGTATCCAGGAAAACAACCTGTCAAGGATAGTATTGCGGTGATGCCTGAGATGCATAATGACGACATTTCATTGTGTCAAGGCATCTGTACTGATTATTGTATTGACTATGCTGAGGGGCGACGGTAATGCGTGAAGAACTAGATAAAGAACTTTGCGAAAAGTATCCTGAAATTTTCCGTGACCGTCACGCACCAGTAACTCAGACTCCTATGGGGTTTGGGTTTGAGTGTGGTGACGGTTGGTTTGACTTGATTGATGCGCTCTGTAAGAGAATACAGAACTACATTGATTGGGAACGTAAGTATCCCCCACCTCATGATGAAAAGATTGAGCAAGTTGTTGCCAGCCAAGTCAAAGAGAAGTTTGGCGGTCTGCGTTTCTACTTTGATGGCGGCAATGACGTCATTCGTGGCATGGTTATGATGGCAGAAGAGATGTCATACAACATTTGTGAAGAATGCGGCAACAAAGGCAGACTTCGTATTAATGGTTGGGTTACAACCCGATGCGATGAACATGTCACCCGTGATGCTATTTCTTACGAGGAGCAACTTTCTTTTTGTTTCTAGCCGCAGTCTTCTTGGCTGCGACTTTTGGTGGAGCAACTTTCATAAAGTGATACTTGTGAAAGTATACAATCCAAGCAAATAGAAAGGCTAGACCAACGTTTAGTAGCACTTCACCCACTGGAGCATCTACGGCTGTAACATAGTCTGCTCCACGTGGTACAACTTGAGTATATACTGTATGCAAAGCATTCCATGCTGAGCAAGCAATGATAGACACTAAAGTTGTCTTCAAAGACCAATGTTGCAGAATGTTCCACTTTTGTACGATGCTGTGCGAATTACCAAACAGCAGAATAAAAAATCCCGCAATGCCAATACAGATTAATGAATTGGCAAATATGTTAATGATTTGGAAAAAATTCAAGTCCATAATTTATCCCCTTGGCTTCTTCTTCCCTGATGTTTTCTTTTTGGCGGCTTTACGTTTTGAAGGTTTACGTTTAGGGGCAGTCTGTTCTTCCATATCAGGCATGAATTTCTTGATTGCGAAATCAATACCGCTCAAGCCAAGGAAGCCAAGAATAAACGCGATTCCAAAGGTAAGGTTTTGGTTGGTGAGATTCAGGGAATCTACAACAACTGGAGTTATATAGTTAGCGGAACCAACGCCCGCAGCGATGCTTAGGGCTACACTGCTTAGTCGTGTAGCATGACCTTTTTTGATAGTTAACAAAGAACCAAACAATCCAGACACAATTAATCCTGCATTAATACCGACTTCTTGTAGGATATTTTGCATCCTTTTTCCCCAAGTCTAGGTAGATACCGTATTTAGGAGTTCAAATGAAGATTGAAATTGGACCATACAATAGTTGGATTGGACCATATCAGATTGCTGAAAAGATTCTGTTCTGGAAGGATAAAGACAAGGATGATTCTGTCCATAAGTTTGGTGCATGGCTGTCTGGTGCCGACAGTAAGCCATCTTTGCTGTTGCGTTTTTGTCAGTGGGTTGAATCCAAGCGTGAGCGCAAGGTGAAGATTCATATTGACAAATATGATACTTGGAACATGAACAACACTCTTGCCATGATTATCCTGCCGATGCTCAAGCAACTGAAGGCAACCAAGCACGGCTCTCCCTTTGTTGATGACAAGGATGTTCCCAAGAATCTACGGTCAACGGCAGCACCACCGAAAGAAAATGAATGGGATATTGACGCTAATCACGAAGCCCGTTGGGATTGGGTTATGGATGAAATGATTTGGACATTTGAACAACTGAATGATGAAGATAATGATTCTCAATTTCATTCCGGTGTAAATGATTATGTCTTTGAAAAAAAGGATAATGGGTACGTTGAAATAGTTAATGGTCCAAATCATACCGCTAAATTTGATTATGAGGGATATAAAAAGCATCATAATCGGATTTCAAAAGGATTATTGCTGTTTGGAAAGTATTATCAGGGATTATGGGATTGACCCTGAATATATGCCCCTAGATTCACGTCAGGGGCATTTTTTCCGTCTGGGGATGCTACGGGGTGGCTGAAATCTGCTTGGCACCTGCGCAATTCTACGCAGTCTAGTAAGTGATTGATTGTACAGAAGTTTTTCCTATCGACTTTTTCCTAGATTTCAGTACAATCTTAAGTATAGAAACAAGGAATGACCATGAACCCTGATATCACCAATCCTGATGATTTGACTCTTGATGTTTTCAACAATCTGCTGTGCCGTGCTGCGTTCACGCTGCTGCCGGAAAATGCGCGCAGCGTGTATGCTGGTGCCAGTCCGCGCTGCCTCTACGCCATGGTGGATGGGCTTGAAATCCTGTGCGAGGATGGCGCGTTCTATGTGTACGGCATGCGCGCTGAAGCCAGCGTTGATGATTTTGTGCCGTGGTGCGTGCTGTTCTCCAGCGACATTGCCCGCGAGCAGATTCTGTAAGCGATTGATTCTACAAGAATTTTTCGCATTGACTTTTTCTTAGATTTCAGTACGATATAAGTATGGTAGCAAAACGCAAAAAGCGGTCAGACCGCAACTACATCCTGTATGTGCTGGAGAACAAGCACACGGGCAGCACCTACATTGGGCTGTCTGCGGTGATTGGCTCTGCCAAGGTGCGCACGCTCAAGGTGCGCTTCAAGCGCCATGTTTCCAAGGCTTTCACGGAAGCCAAGGCATGGACTCTCCACAAGGCACTGCGCAAGCATCCGATGGAGTGTGACTGGAATCGCACCATTCTTCAGGTCATTCGTGGTCGCAAAGCAGCGTACCAGTTGGAGCGTCAGCTGATTGCTGAGCACCAGCCTGACCTCAACACGTTTTAATTGGAGTTTAGATTATGCCCTGCTATAACGGCGATGATTCGTATGACCGTGGCTACAACAGCGCGTACAGCGAAGTGCGCAAGATGGAAAAGGTGGTTGAGAAGTTTGAAGCCGTGCTGTGCGGCATCATGCAGATTGACCCCACCATTGTTGACCGCATCAACTGGAAGGAAGTTGGCATCACCAAGCAGCAGCACCTGAACTGGTGGAAAGAACACCAGAAGGAAGATGCTGCGCGCAAGGTGCGTGAAGCCAAGGAAAAAGAACAAGCCAAGATTGAGCGTCAGTTGCGCAAGGAACGCAAAGAAAAGGCACGTGTTGCCCGTCTTGCGAAGTTGCGCAAGGAACTGGCTGAAGCCGAAGCGGAAGATGCCAAGAAGAAAAAGGGCAAGAAGTAATGTTGAAGCAAACCGTCACAATCATCGAGACGACACGGGGTTTCCTGTGGACGCAGCAGGGCAAGTATTTCAAGACTCTTGCTGCGGCACGTCGCGCCATGGAGCGTGATGCCAAGGCGATTGCGAAGTCTCCTGCCGCCAATGGTGCGGTCGCCACTCTGTTTGAGGTTTATTGAAATGGTGGAATATCCATATGTGTTCAAGATTTGGAACCAAACCACATCCAGCGTTGGTCGTTCACGTTATGTGAACTATGTCAGCAAGGTTGCATATGACAAACTTGCGCGTGAATATAAGTCGCTGAAAGCGGAACTGGATTTGCTGAAGAGGAAGAAGTAATGTTGAAGACAAATTTTAATCCGAATGATTATGTGGTTGGTCAACCTGTTAGTCTGACTGTCGTTGGTCACATCACGGTATCCACGGTTCGCTTGCCAAAGATGAAGGGCGACGCTGACCGCTGGGAAACCTGCCTGTTCGATGATACCAATCAGTCGCGTTCTGACGTTGTCGCGACGTACATCACTCGATTTGATGCCCAGATTGGTCACGAACGGATTGTCTTGGCTCTCAATTTTATAAATGACACAGGGAAGTAAATGGACAATCAAAATTATTTTCGCTTTTTGAATTCTCTGCGTGATACTGGCGTGACCAACATGTTTGGGGCTGCTCCGTATCTTGTTGAGGTGTTTGGCGTCAGCAGGACTGAGGCTCGCGAGATTCTGTTCCAGTGGATGCTTTCGTTTGAGGAGAATGCATAATGAACAATTTAAATGCTTATGAGAAGTTTGCGCTGAATCACTTTCTGAGTTCTTATCCTGAAGGGTATGACATTCAGGGCATCTTCAATATGATGATGGAATACGATGATGAGGTGATTGCTTGGGAACTGTTCTACAATGAAGACCCTGCTGACCTCATCCGTGAGATTGAAAGCATGATTATCATGTTGGAGCAGAGTTTTGTTCCGCGAGAGGTGAAGTGATGAACCGCGATGACATCATCCGCATGGCGCGGGAGGCTGGGATTGTGTGGGATGACCACACAGTTGTCGGAAGCAGAGAAAACCTGCTGGAACGCTTCGCCGCCCTTGTCGCCGCTGCCGAGCGCGAGGCGTGTGCGAAAGCGGCTGCAGTTTTCGGGGAACTTGTTACTCACGTTATCCGTGAGAGGGGCGAACAATGAATGAATCTTTGCGCAACCGTTGTAATGCACTAGTTACTGCTATAGTCGGTGAAGATTATGTTGACCAGTGGTGGGATTCCCCGAACAAGGTCTTTGATGGAGAAACTCCACGTAAAACATTTGACTCTGAGCCGAATCTAGTTTATAATTACTTGCAGGACATGACAGAGGGAGCATGGTGATGAACCGCGATGAATTTCTATTTAAAGCCACTGCATACAACCATATGCGGAAAGCGCAGTTTGACCTTGAGCGTGAATATTTTAATGAGCATTGTGAACTGCTAGATGATGATGGGTATCCTACCATGGATGCTTTGCGTCTGGTTGAGAACTGGCATCATGAGTGTGCGGTAACTTGGTTTGACTTTATTCACAGCCTCTGGTATGCTACTGATTGGGGCTGGGCTTCTGAAGTTGTAAAGCACCGATGGCTTGAAGACAAGCATGTGATGCAGTTTGAAGTTTCAACTGCTGGCTGGTCAGGTAATGAGGCTATCATCAAGGCAATGCAAAAGAATGAAATGCTTTGGTGGATGACACACTATCAAACCCGTCGTGGCGGTCACTACATCTTTGAACTAGATTACGCACGGGCTAAATAAGTGATTACTGATTGAGGTGATTTATGACTGTATCTAGTATCAAGCGAGTTTCAAATCTAGAATTGCGTTGGACTGCAACAGGTGCTGGCAAGCAGTATCCTGAGATTGTTCAGTGGCGTCAAGATGCCAAAGAGCCAACCAAGGAATGGTGCTACACTCTTTGCTTGTGGAATGCCGACAAGGAGAGTTGGAATCTGCGATTTGTTGGTGACCGTCCATTCGATTATTCCGTAGACGCAAAGTTGTTTTGGGCACTGGCAAAGTTTGGGCAAAAGATTGCTGATGCAACTTATGAGTTTGAAGAAGTGATGCGTAATGAAGGTTGGGACTAATCATGTCTTATGTTCTTGTTGCTGACAAGCAGGGTACTCCCAAAGATTGGGTGAACCATGAGTCAGCCGTAAACTACTATGTCAATGATAAGGTACTTTGGGAGATTGGTAATCCCATCAAGACCTTTTATGGCGGCACCAATCGTATTGGTGAGCAGTCTACTCTGACTGTTTCATCTATCATTGGCGTGTCCGGACCAATTCTTGGTTCGAAGTTTTATGACCGTGAGACTATGTATGCTGAACGGATGGTTCTGTATGCCCGTGACCGTCATATGTGCGCGTACTGCGGTGACCAGTTCAACTGGCGTGAACTAACCATTGACCATGTTCACCCGAAATCTCGTGGTGGCAAGAACACTTGGACCAATACGGTATCTGCTTGCAAACCTTGTAATCTGCGGAAGGGCAACAAGACGCCTGAAGAGGCTCGTATGCACCTGTTGTTTGTGCCTTATGCCGTCAATGTATTTGAACGCATGATTCTACAGAATCGCAACATCCTTGCTGACCAGATGGATTTTCTAATCAGTCGTGTTCCTAAGCATAGCCGACTATTACAGAATTGACTTTACAAATACATTGAGGTATACTATATGTCTGGAAAAGGTAGTAAGCCACGCCCCATAAGCGTGCCGCAAAAACAATTTGATGATAACTGGGATGCTATCTTTAAGCCCAAGGCAAAGAAGAAGCAAGTTAAGGAGAAGCCTAATGCAATTTGAATTTGAATCATATGATGAGAAGTGCAAGCGGCTTAATCAGTGGAAGAACTGGTTTGCTTGGCATCCTGTTTTTCTTAATGATACTGCCAAGCCAACTATAGTTTGGTTCGAGACTATTCAGCGCATCAAGGATAATCCAGTTAGTTCTTGGCGTTATCGTCGTGTTCCTGATTTTGATTTGTTTATCTGAGGTACAAATATGGCTAGTATGTTTTATGTTTATGACGCATCTGATGATGAGAAGTTTCCTATCATTGGCACCGAGAATATGGATGTCAATGGTTCTGAACTAATGTCTGATGAGATGTTCAAGTTGTTTGCTGCTGATTTGCTTGCGGCACTGACACGTTGCTGCCCTAACAAACAGTTTGATATTGTTTGGGAAGATGTCCCAGACTTTAATATCCAAGAGAAAATTCCAGCCTATCCGGCAGCAGAATAACATGATGAATCGTAGGGAAGAAGTCCTAACCATCTTCATGGAAGAGTGCGGTGAGGCAATCCAAGCCGCATCCAAGATTATTCGTTTTGGTATTGATGATGCCAAGCGTGATAACTTAGAAAGGGAGATTGGAGACATCCTTGCGATGATGAAGTTGGTTGATGAGGAAGTTGGGCTAGACCAAGACCGCATCCTTGACTATGCTGAAAAGAAGTTAGTCAAGGTTGAGCAGTTTATGACTAACAAGAGGGATGACTAATGGTTGCAACTATTTGGAGTAAACCAAATTGTATTTGGTGTGACCGTGCCAAGGATTTGTTGACACGTGAAAGCATCCCGTATATTGAAAAGGTTGTGGGCGTAGGAGCCACAAAAGAACAGCTGTTGGAAGCAGTTCCTGCTGCACGCTCTGTTCCACAAATCTTCATTGATGGCGTATACATTGGCGGATTCCAAGAATTACAGGAATATCTGCACAAAAAGTAAGTAATTGATTTTACAGAAGTTTTTTCTGCTAAACGTAAGTGATTGATTTTTCAAAAGTTTTTGCTATCGACTTTTTTTCAAAATCTAGTATTCTATAAGTATGAAGAGCGAATACACTTTTGATGAAAACATTGTTTCTGACCTGCACAAGGATGCCCACGGGTATCGTCCGCGTGAGTGGTTCTGGGCTGATTGGCATGCTGCCAGCAATGATGGCAAGCAAGCCATCTGGGAAGACCTGCTGGCTGACCTGAGCGATTCCATCGCTGAGGAACAGCGTGCGCAGGATGCAGCCATTGCTGCCACCGAAAAGCGCATCCAGGAAATCCTGGACTTGGTGGCTGGTTCCACCCGCGCTGACGCCATCCGTTTCCTGGATGACGCCCACGATTGCCGTGGTGACATCTCTTTCCTTGAGTACCACCTGGGGGTGCCGTATGGCTACCTGAGTGGGCGCAAGCCTGGTTTCCTGCTGGGTCCAGTGTCCCTCTAAGTTATTGATTCTACAAGAAAATTTCGCATTGACTTTTTCGTAGATTTCAGTACAATATAGGTATAGTGAAAGTTAAGGGAAAAATGATGAATCAGCGTTATCATGTTGTGGTGCGTTCAGGTAACATTTCGGTTATCGACACCAAGTTGTTCACTGCGGTCAATCCGAATGGCGTGACCATTCTGTACATTGGCTGCGGCAACAATCTCAAAAAGTTGTCTGCGAATCTGCAGCGTGTCGTGTATGAGTATGAAGTTGCCCCGCAGAACATCAAGTTCATCTACGGTGCAGCATGAAATTGCTCCCAAAAATATCAAGTTTGGCAAAGGACATTGGCATGAGTTGGAATCTGGAAGGTTTGAAGGTTGCCGGCAAGTATCTGGGTGAATTCCCGGTGTCGGGCAAGGTTGAGTTGTCTCGCGTGAAGTATGGCGGTGGTATCACCCACCACATCGTGCTGGATGCCCCCATCCAGGTGTACGGTGCCACGCGTGACCGTGTGATTCTTGAGCACAAGTATGTTCAGCAGGTTTGGGAGATTTAATATGTCGTACAATGGTTGGTCGAATTATGAGACGTGGCGCATCAATCTTGAGATGGTTGATGGCATGTCGCTGGATGACCTGGGCTTCAGCGATGACGCTGACGTTGCTGACGTGGCTGGGCTGCTGGAATCGCTCTGCGAAGACCAGATTGCAGAACAGGCAACGGGGCTTGCCAAGGATTTGGCTTGCGCTTTCCTCCGCAAGGTGGACTGGCGTGAGATTGCTGAACACATAATTGCTGATTTTGCTTAAAGGGAAAATTTATGAACAATCCGAATTTCATGTTTGATGACATCAACATCCTGCAGCGTGTGCGGGAAGCCAGTGACAATGACCTGATTCAGGTCGCGTACCGTCTTGCTGAGACGCACCCCACGCTGTTCTGCCGTCTGCTGACAGATGACCTGACCGTGGATTACTCCATCCACTCTGAGGCTTGGGGTAACATTCCAGTCAAAATTGACCGCAAGCAGATGGACACTCTGCGTGCTTTCGAGGCTGGTGACAAGGTTCGCGCCATCAAGTGGCTGCGTGAAACCTATGGCATCGGGCTCAAGGAAGCCAAGGACATCAGCGAATCGCTGGTGCGTGATGGTCATCTGCCGCACAAGAATTGGATTGGTGAATACTCCGTTGCTGGCGCCAATCTGGCTGATATCATCTCTGAGCAGATAAAGCGCAACAATTCTTGGAAGGATTGTTAAGTGATTGATTTAGCAAGCGTTTTTTGCGCTTGACTTTTCAGTTGAAGTACCATATCATATATTTGTAGTTTGTAATTTGTTAGTGAGGTTTTAATTATGTCTATGTACAAGACCCAGATGCTGGTTGAAGCATTCAAGAGTGCTGAGGGCAATTACGTGTCCAAGGCTGATATCGCCAAGTTGATGGGGATTCAGGAGCAGTCCGTTGCTCCCTACATCCATGACCTGAAGCGGCTGAACCGCTGCGAGTTTGAGGCTCGCAAGACGGGGCGCGTCGTTGACGGTTGGGTTCTGACCAACCCTGCCAAGGCACTGAGCCTGAAGTTGACGCAGAGCGCAAAGGGCAGCAATGCCGTCAAGCCTGCTAAGGTTGTCAAGGCTGCGAAGCCTGCGAAGGTTGCCAAGACTGCTAAGGTGGTCAAGAGCAGCCCGAAGGCTGATGCCTTTGACATCCCCACGCTTGACCGTGACCTCGACATCAGCGAAGTCACTGACCGTGAACTGGATGACCTCAAGGCTCAGTTGGGGCTGTAATGGATAGCAACATGAGCATTATTGAACAGATTGTTCGTGAAGAAATCCGCAATGTCATCACTGAGATTGTGCGCGCTGAACTTGCTAAGGTGACTGGCAGTGTTCCCGTGACCACTCCAGTTGTTGCTGAACCTGAGCCTGTTAATGTTTTCAGGCTTGCCCGCAAGCATGGCGCGTTGACACGGCGTCTTTCGCAGATGGGCGTTGGTCATAGCATTATGGTAACTCCCCGCAGCAAGAAACGTGCGCGCAGTTCTGTAGCCTATGCCAGCAAGAAGTTTGGTATGCGGTTCAGCATGCGTCAGCATGGCAAGGGCTATCGCATCTTCTGTCTGCAGGAAGCAGACACTGCTAATCTTGAAAAGGTATATGCCTGATGAATATCTTTTACCTTGACCGTGACCCAGAACAGGCTGCACAGTATCACTGCGACAAGCATGTTGTCAAGATGATTCTGGAGAGTGCTCAATTGCTCTCCACGGCTCATCGTGTGCTTGACGGGGTCATTGGTCAGGGTAAGAGTCTTTCAGGTCGCAATATAAAGCGTTGGAGTTTGAATAATGAGTTTGATTCTGTCTATTATTCCGCGAGTCATGTCAATCACCCATCTGCTGTCTGGGTGCGGACTTCCGGTGAGCATTACATATGGCTCCATAATTTGTTCGAGTTTTTGTTAAAAGAGTACACATTCAGGTACGGCAAGATTCACAAGTGCGAAGGATTGCTGCAACCGCTCCGGCGGTTTCCCTCCAACCAACCCTATGCTCCATTCGTTGAGCCGCCACAATGCATGCCTGATGATTGCAAGAACATTCTCTCAAGCGTCATAGCATACCGCAATTATTACAAGATTCATAAGGCTGGTTTTGCTAAGTGGTCTGTGCGACCTACACCGTCCTGGTGGGACGCAAATTATTTGAAGGCTGCGTGAGCAGCCTTTTTTATTATAAATAAGGGAATGGAAACATTCAAGTCATTCATATTAGAGCAATCTGCTCCACACTTGTTTATCTGGGATATAGATGAAACTCTATTCCAGACCAAAGCCCGTATTTATGTTGTCAAGAATGGAAAGCGCGTCAAGAGTCTTTCCAATACTGAATACAATACTTACAAGTTCAAAAAAGACGAACAACCTGATTTTAGCGAATTTCGCAGCGCGGATATCTTTCATGATACCAGCGTTCCAATCATGCCAGCAATGCGCGTGGCTGTTAGATTATTGCAGTCAACCCTAAACAATCCCGGTTCGCGAATGATTATCGTCACTGCTCGCGGCGACTTTGATGACAAACAATTATTCCTCAAGACATTCGAAAAGTACGGTTTGGATATGAAGAATGTCTATGTTGAACGTTCAGGTACACTGAATCTGCCAACTGCTGAGGGCAAGCGGGTTACTATTAAAAAGTACCTAGATACAGGTGGGTACAAGTTTGCTACCCTGTTTGATGATGCAGATGTTAACCTGCGGATGTTTAAGGAATTATCAAAAGAATATCCTGACATCAAATTTACGGCTTACAAAGCCAACCATGGTAATCTGACAAAGGTGTGATATGCCGAGTTATAATTTTCGTAATACTGAAACTGGTGAAGTGACTGAGGAATGGATGTCTATTTCGCAAAGGGAGGAATTCCTGAAGGCAAATAAGAATCTTGAGCCATACATTGACTCTCCTGCTGTTTTTTCCTATAGTACTATAGGAGACACTCTTGGCGCAAGAACCGACAATACATGGAAGGAGGTAATGTCCAAGATTGCTGAAGCCCATCCTGTTAGTGAACTCGCAAAACGCCATAGCACAAACAAATCAATCAAACGCATTCAATCTGAACAGGCACTTGCGAAGTACCGAACCAAACAGGCTCAATTACAAAAAGACAAACAACAGAAACGGTGACACGTGTCTACTAAAAGAAAAACCGCTAACTCATCACAAAACATAGAATCAACCGTCAACGTGGAGGAAAAAAAACTCTCTCGTCTTAAACCTTCAGAACTTCAATTATTTGAACCCCTAACAGAAAACCAAGGTAAATTTTTCGATGCTTATGCACGTGGTGATTATTTCATTATGCTTACTGGTTCAGCTGGTACTGGCAAATCTTTTATTGCATGCTACAAAGCCATACAAGAAGTATACGACAAGACTAGTTCTTTTAAGCGGGTTGTTATTGTACGCTCTGCTGTTCAGTCTCGTGACGTGGGGTTTACTCCAGGCTCTTTAGAAGACAAGATGAGTCTGTATGAACAGCCTTATATGCAAATCTATCATACATTGTTCAATCGCAGAGATGCCTATGAAGCCCTCAAAGAATCTGGCAAGATTGAATTCGTCTCTACCAGTTTCATCCGTGGCTGTACCTTTGACGATTCAATTGTAATCGTAGATGAATGTCAGAACATGAACTGGGAAGAACTCTCTACAATTATTACCCGTGTTGGTAATCGTTCAAAGATTATCTTCTGTGGAGACTACAAGCAGTCTGACTTGTACAGAAAGAAGGGTGATATGTCTGGTCTGAACAAGTTTCACAATATCGCCAAGACCATGCCATCTTTCACTAATGTAGAATTTAGTACAGATGATATTGTTCGCAGTAGTCTTGTAAAGGATTTCTTGATTGCTGTAGAGAAGTATGAACAGACAAACAATACTTGACTTTTCAGCAGTATCCCAGTATAATCAGTATGTCGGCTTTGAAATAAAGGTATATTAAGTGTTACTAGAAGAAGTTAAGTTTAATCACATCAGTCATTCTCTTCCAACGTTGGTCAGAGAACAATCTGATGGTATTCGTTATTATGTTACAGAAGATGGCAAGAAATATCCCTCTGTCACTACTGTACTAGCCGACTATGGCAAGGAAGGTATCATGGCTTGGCGTAAGCGGGTTGGTGAAGAAAAAGCCAATCAGATTTCTCGTCAGGCTACTACCCGAGGCACTTCTGTGCACAAATTGGTTGAAAATTACCTAAGTAATAAGCCTGTTTATGAGAATGAAGAGGTCATGCCAACTGCTAAGTCTGTGTTTGTTGCTATGAAGAAAACTCTAGATAAGATAAATAATATTCACTGTTTGGAGTCTTTTCTGTTCTCTCATGAACTAGGTTTGGCTGGACAGGTAGACTGTATTGCTGAGTTTGATGGCGTTCTTTCTGTCATTGACTTTAAGACCTCCAAACGTATGAAGAAGAAGGCTGACATTGCTAACTACTTCATGCAAACTTCAGCCTATGCTCAGATGTTTGAAGAGCGTACTGGTTTGAAGATTGAGCAGTCTGTTATTATTATTGGAGGGGATTTTGCGCCATTTCCCCAAGTGATGAAAGAGAATCCAATGACGCATCGCGAAGAGTTAATTTCATACATTAAGGCGTATAAGGAGAAAGTAAAATGACACCGTTTATCGTATTTGGACTAATCATTGTAGCAGTTGTAGCATATGCTGCATGGAAGAAGAAGAGCGAACCAGCAAAGCCTGCACAGGGCATTGACTACGCAAATCTTGGACAGAATCCTAAGAATCCTGAAGGATTGAGCGTTAATGAAATGCGCGCTCGTCGTGGTCTCCCACCTGACCCGAACCAGCCGTAATGAAGCGGGTTCTTGTTATAGGTACTGCTTTGGCGCTGTTGTTTTCGAACGGCGCCATTGCTGACCGTTATCATAATGAGCATCGACACGACGAAAAAGATAATCGCAGCCATCGTGGCGCTTGGATTGCTGGTGCTGCTGTAGTTGGCGGATTGATTGGATATGCTATCGCAGATAGTAAGTCCCCTCAAGAAAGTCGCAGCAACATTAAGGTGTATTGCGAAAATCGTGTTCCCGAAAGATACGCGCATAGCAAGCGTTTGACTTCTCAGTGGGTCAAGGGTTGTATGCTCCGTGTTGAGGAAGAACTTGACGCGAGAGCCGAAGAAGCGTATAATGAAGGATATAGCAATGGACATCCGTAAAACATTAAAGTCTATTCCCGTTGATAAGGCATTTCACTTTATTGGCGGTTGGGCACTTGTAGCAACTTTATATCCATACTTCCCAGTGTTCTCTTTCATTGCAGTGATTGCGGTTGCTGCTCTGAAGGAATGGGATGACTCTCATGGTCACGGTACTCCTGATTTTTGGGATTTCCTAGTGACTGTTGGCGGCGGCGTCGGTGCAGCATTAGTGCATACAATTTTGAATTAATGGTAGTAAACCTTTAACTAAAGGCATCTTGGACGGGGGTGCGATTCCCCCCATCTCCACCACCACGGGGATGACCAGTTTCGACAGGGTGAGTAATAAACTAAGGGCTACCAGTGAGGCGACTGACTTAATCAGCGCAAAAAAAGTAAATGCAAACGATAGCAATTACGACATGGCACTAGCCGCTTAATAGCGGTGTAGTTTTCCAGAGTTTTCGGTAGGTTTTCTTGGTAACAGAATAAACCTGCCACTTTTTAACTACAGAGAGAAAGAATGGATAGTCAAAAATTAGTAGCATACGCGCAAGTGGGATTGAGCGCACTATTCATTATTGGTTACTTCACTATTCTTATGATGTTTCTAACTGGAAGCGTTTCTGTTTCCTTAGAGTGGAAAGACACCATTGCAGCCTTGTTTGGTGTCGTTACTGCGGGTGTTGGAGTCATCCTAGCATATTGGTTCGCTAGACAACGCCCTGCCTAACTGAGGTATGTTATGAAGTCTGTTGCGTTAGACGCACTTGATATGGTGCGTATGTGTACCTTTTTGTTCATTTTTTCAGGCATGTTATTCTTTGCTAGTGAGTTGTACCAAGTTAAGGTTCGATATGATAACCTTGAATATGAATTGTATAACAATCAGAAATCAGCTGATGATATCATCAAAGACCTTCGCAAGAAGTTGTCGCATGTCGATTTTGTGCGTACTGAGACTGAATGCCTAGCCAAGAACATTTACTTTGAAGCCAATATGGAATCAGTAGAAGGTAAGTTGGCTGTTGCTACTGTAACCATGAATAGAGTACAGAGTCACATCTTTCCTCGTACTGTTTGCGGAGTTGTACTTGACAAGAGTAGTAAGGGTTGTCAATTTTCTTGGGTATGTGATGGCAAGACTGATATCGTGCGTGACCGTCGTGGATATTTTGAATCGGTAAAAATTGCCGAAGAAGTTTTGCTTTCCAACAAACGTTCGCGTATAATAACCCCTGATGTTCTCTATTACCACGCCGACTATGTTGAGCCCACTTGGGCTAAGACTATGAAGTTGTTTACAAAAATTGGCGCTCACCTATTCTATAGGAAATAAATTATGACCTCAAAATTTTACAGTAGTCAAGAAATGCTAGACTACTCTGATGTGCTAATTGTACCATGTGCTGGAGATGTTTCTAGTCGCAGTGAAGTTGACTTGACAACTGGAGCAGGAGTGGTTCCAATCATTGCTGCTAACATGGATGGTGTTGGTACATTTGAAATGGCACGCGCACTTGCTAAACACAAAATGTTAACTGCGCTTGTTAAACACTACAGCCTTGAAGACCTAATTGAATTCTTTAAGGAAGATGATTCCCGGTTTGCTTTCTATAGCATGGGTATTGCTGGTGAGGATATCTACAAGTATAGTAAGTTTATTGATGCGGTAAATGCGGAGCAAACTAATGTTCCATTTGGTATTTGCATTGATGTTGCTAACGGTTATACTGAAAACTTCCTAGACAAACTTGACCAAATCGTTGATATCTGCCCTAATATGTTCTATATGGCAGGTAATGTTGTCACTCCAGAACAAGTTTATGCCTTATCTCAAAAAGGCATCGACATCATCAAAGTTGGTATTGGTCCTGGTTCTGTTTGCACCACCCGCAAGATGACTGGCGTAGGCTTTCCTCAGTTCTCTGCGGTTCTTGATTGCGCAAAGACTGGCATTGGTACTTGCGCTGATGGCGGTATTACTTGTGCTGGCGATGTTGCTAAAGCCTTTGGTGCAGGGGCAAACTATGTTATGATTGGTGGTATGTTTGCTGGTCATGAGGAAGGATTGCCGCCCAAGCACAAAGATAAGGTTGAGTACATGAGCAATGTGCCTTTCTATGGGATGGCGTCAAAAGCCGCTCAGGAATTGCACAATGGTGGTGTTGCTGACTATCGCGCATCTGAGGGTAAGGAAGTCATTCTCAAGTACAAAGGACCAGTTGAAAAGACTGTGCAAGAAATTCTTGGCGGTCTGCGGTCTGCTTGTACATATGTTGGCGCAAGAAACCTTTATGAACTAAATGAGAATGCTCAGTTCATTCGCGTCAACCATCAACTCAATAATGTATTTGGAGGTAGTTAATGGCTACTGCAGATGAGAAGAACAGGTTCTCTCAAGACATTATTGAGATATCTACTACCAAGCGCATTTTGTGTTTGGAAGCAATTACAAACTACTGTGAAGACAACAATCTAGAGATTGAAGTTGCTGCCACGTTAATTAACAGCGTTCTCAAAGCAAAATTGGAAGAAGAGGCGCAGGAACTACGGTATCTGCCAAGGTCTGCGCGACTGCCTATATGAATGGTTATGATGTGTATAGCGTCTACCAAGCCATCAAGTTACACTTCACTAGTAAAGACTACAATTTCTTTACTTACAATGGTAAGACTAGGGTTTCAGTAGATGCTTTTCAAAAGCGAAAAGACAAGTACAACTTTCACAAACTCGCTCGTAAGTACTCAGAGACTGAGATTGTTCCTTTCTTTGTAGCAAACTTTGCTTACAATGATTCACAATGGTCAAAGAGTCTACTACAAGATGATGCTGAAGAATTGTACGCAACCTGGAAGAAGATTACTGAAGCAATGTCATACAACTTTATCAGTGATATCAAGTTGCTGATGGAGAACCGTACTGGCAAAGAGTTCAATGACTTATTCAAGGTTACAAACGGGGAATACCCTGTACTTTTAACTAAGGTGATGCAGAAAGAAGTCTCACTAGAAACCCTAGTGATTCTTGACAAACTGTTCAACGTAATTGCTAAGTGGGACAAGCAGATTGAAGACACCTTCATCTACCCAAAACTGTCAATGAAGATTAAAAAGTACGGGGCATTTCTCAATGTTGATACTGCGAAATATAAATCGCAACTAAAGGGTTTACTCTTCACTACGGAAGATATATAATACTATGGTGATGAGTAAGTGGACAAACAAATACAATCTATACTACAATACAAGGATATACTACAATGAACCTATCGTCTCTAAAGAAGAATAATTCCTTCGACAAGTTGAAGAAGGCTGTTGCCTCTACCGCATCTGGTGGTGGCGAAAAGAAGAGTTACACCGATGACCGTGTATGGCAACCTGAAGTCGATAAGGCTGGTAATGGTTATGCCGTCATCCGTTTCCTAGACTCCCCGTCAGTTGATGGTGAAGATGGACTGCCGTTTGTTCAGGTATGGTCTCATG